CCGCCTACTAACAATGCACCTGAGACAGATGAGACCGATACCGAGCGCGAGTTCCGCGAGATCGCTATCGAGACGCCACAGCCTGCGCTAAAGCTCAAGCTAGTGCCACCTGTGGAATACGATGGGCAGACCTACAAGGAACTCATCTTGGACTTCGATGCCATGATAGGCAAAGACTTCCAGCGAGCCGAGCGTGAGTTCACTAGGCTCTACAAAGCTGACCGCAACGAGATGCCTCTACCCGAGATGAAGCACCTCTACCACGCGATCATAGCGGCCCACGTCGCGGACGTTCCACTTGGCCTCATACTGAAACTACCACGGCGGTATTACACACCGCTGAGGACTGAAGTTTTAAAAGCCTGTGGCAGCTCGCCGGACGAGGAGAAAGCGTAGGCAAACTGCTACGCTCGTTGGGAGTGCGCCTCGCGCGCTCGATGGGAGGTGGTGTCAATTACTGGATGGAGCTGCCGATTGGAGAGTTGATAGCTTACATGGTGGAGCTAGCCGATCAGCTAACGAAGGAGAACGAACAGATGGAGGAAGAGGCTAAGAGGTAACACGATGGCCGCTCAACGCACATACACGGCCACGTTCGCCATAGGCGCTAAGCTGGCTGGCTCGTTCAGAGGCGTCATGGCTGCGGCCCAGTCGCGCCTGAAGACGCTCGAACACGCGGCCATGCGCGTAGGGCGTTCGATAGCGAAGCTGACGACCATGTTCGGAGGGCTAGGCGCTATCTTGGGAGCGTTCGGTGTAGGCAAGATACTCACTAGCATTTTCGAGGGCGCTGACGAGGCGGCTGAGCAGTTTGAGACTAGACAGCGCAAGATAGCTGTCTCTTTGCTTAACAATCAGGCCATAGCCGCCAAGGGCTTGCCCTATGCCGAGAAGCAGCGCGACCTCATCGAGCAACACAACGCGGCGCTGGCGCAACAAGGTGTCATTTCCAAGGGCTTGTTAGATACCTCGACAGCTAACTTGGCGATGATAGGGATGCCACCCAAATACATCACCGAGGCTAATGCCTCGATGGCTGACTTGTTAGTGGTATCACGTGGCGTCAACGCTACACAGGAGGACATGGCCACGTTCTCCAAGGCGTATGCTGTGGCGCTTAGGACGGGCATGACACGCGGCCTGCGTAACTACGGCATCGTCCTAAGCGACACAGAGGCTAAGCAGTTCAAGGACATGAAGAAGTCCAAGGACTTCATGAAGCTACGCTTCGACTTCCTCATGAAGCACGCCAAGTTCGCAGAGGGCCAGAACGTCAAGGCGGCTAAGAGCGATGAGGGTCGCATCCATAAGCTCACGAACGATCTGGCCGCGATGAGGATTCGCATGGGCCTAGCCGCGCTCCCGCTCCGAGCGAAGATGGCCGACGAGTGGCGGAAGATACTGCCTCAGGTAGAACCCATCCTGACCGATCTACGCAACATGGGCTTCAAGGCGCTAGGCAAGGTAGCGCAATTCGTGGGCGACATCGTAGTGCCAGCGTTCAAGACCCTAAGTGCATGGTGGAAGTCAGAGGGCGGCAAGGCGTTCATGGACATGATGCGGTCGCTAGGCAAGGCGTTTGTAGGCATCTTCAGAGGGGCAGGCGACGCGAAGAAGTCCATGAGTCAGATCATCCAAGAGCGGATGTTACAGGCGCTCAAGATGCTCACTAAGCTGTTCGAGTGGATAGGCAAGAACGCGAAGTGGCTAGTGCCTACCATCCTCACGCTCGTAGCCGCGTTCGCGGGCCTGCTCATCGCGCTGCAAGTGGCCGCTGCCATAGCAGCTATCGCTAACCCTGTTGGACTTATCATAGTCGGGATAGGTGCTTTAGTAACAGCAGTCATCCTGCTCTATGAGAACTGGGATAAGATCAAGGAGATGTTTCCAACTACAGCGGCCATCGTTGAGCATTTCATCGAGGGCTTCAAGCTGTCGTTCATGGCGGGCTTCGACTTCGTAAAGGCCATATGGAAAACACTGGTCGCGATCTTCACGGGCGACTTCACAGGCGTAGGCGACGCGTGGGCGAAGGTGTGGAAGGACATAGTCGCACTAGCCCAGTGGTGGGAGAAGTCACTCATCGCCATAGCTAAGGCTGTAGGCCAAGCGTTCAAGGACTACTTCCTCAGAGTGTTCGAGGATATCAAGTCCATCTGGACGTGGATGAAAGGCTTTAGCTGGTCGGGTATCAAAAAGATGTTCGCCGAGGGTAAGGATGCAGCGACCGCCTATGGCCAAGCGCAGAGCACAGGGCAGGCTGGAGGCGCGGGCGGCTACGCTGGAGTGGCCGCAGCCACAGCGGCGGCACAGTCGGCGTCAGCCGAAATGCCACTAACACCCGAGGCGCTCAAAGCCGTGCAAGCCGAGCGAGCCAGTGTGGTAGCCGACTTGCAGCGCCCTGAGCTACGCAACCTAGTGTCCGCTACTCTGGCGACGGAAGCAGGTGGCGCTGAGGATCAAAAGAACATCCTAGAGGCTCTGGTAAACCGAGGCGTCGCACAGCAACGGGCTGGCACCTACAAGGGCGTCGAGCACATGATCAAGGGCGGCTTCTATGGGCCGTATAACAGAGGCGAAACAAACGCAGTCATGGCACGCGGCCTATCGGATGCGCGGAGCGAGCAAGTGGGCGAGATGATCAAACAGATGGGCGCTGGCCGCAACGCGCTAGGCGGCTTGACTGATCAGGGCATGGTGAACGAGATCAAAGGCAACATCAAGGAACAACACGGCGAGGACTACTTCGGCAAGCTAGGCATAGCTGGCGAGGAGCAGACCGCAGCCTACAGGTTGTCGCGAGGCTACGCTCATGGCGGCATCATAACACGCGCACAACACGCGCTACTGGGCGAGCGTGGGCCTGAGGCAGTCATCCCGCTATCTGGCGGACGTAGAGCGGAGGGCTTGCTGAGCTATGCCAGTCGCGCCTTAGGCATCCATAGGGGCGGCGCTACGCACGTGAACTTCACGCCATCCATCACCATCAATGGCAACGCCTCTAACGCGGATCAGGCGTCTCTGGACTCGCGGCTGCGCGCTCTCGCGCGAGACTTCGTCGATGACTTCAAGAGAGCGCAGTCACATGAACGCAGGTTAAGCTACGAGGGCGGCTATGGATGACTCAGCTAGCAGACCATTTGACAGACCGATCATAGATGGCGGGCCGACGCCTAACCCTAACCCGCTCACTAACTTCGTGGCTGACGCCACATGGACTGCCTTAGGCCTGCCTCAGCCACAGCGGATCTATATCTCCATCCAAGGCGACTGGTGGGACATGATAGCCATCCGCGTCTATGGCGCTCAACGTGGCAACGAGCACCTGATGTATCGGCTCTTAGAGGCCAACTACCCGCTCCGCGAGATAAGCAATTTCCCAGCTGGCATAGCAGTCGTCGTGCCTACCATCGAGGTCAAGACTGAGATACCACTAGTCCCATGGACGACCGCGACCATAGGCCCATGAGCGTCCATGCACGCTCGATCGAGAGCTCGCGACAGACTCCTAATTCGCGCGAGATCGAGTGTGTAATAGACGCGGGTAGATCGGAGCCACTATGATCGGCCAAGTCAGAGCGGCCCATGTGGACATTAGCCTAGGCGGTCAGAGCTATGGTAGCCAGTTAGCGCCCTACCTCATCACAGCCGCCTATGAGGACAACTGCGATGGCCGCAAGGCCGATGACTTCAGCCTAGAGCTAGCTGACCGCGATGGTAAGTTCATCAGCACATGGATGCCTAAGAAGGGCGCTACCTTCGAGGCCTCGATCATAGCTGAGCGATGGTTCGCGCCCATAGCGAGCGACATTACGCTCAAGTGCGGGCGCTTCTGGATAGACACAGTCGAGTTCATCCTACCCGACCACAAGGTTACCATCAAAGGTGCATCGTTGCCCACCGACGCGCGTCTCAAGGCGAGCTCGGAGACTCGCGGATGGGACGACACCAGCCTGCAAGACATAGCGCAACAGATAGCAGGCGAGAACAACATGACGCTCGACTGGCAGGCCAAGGTCAACCCGCGTTATTCGCGGACGGAGATGCACAGCGAGAGCAGCCTAGGCTTCCTCATGAAGCGAGCTAATGACGCCAAGCTGGCTATCAAGGTGAAGGATGGAAAGATCATCGTGTTCGACGAGCAGACGCTAGAGGAAGCAGGGCCAGCGTTCACGCTCATCTATGGCGACATGGGCATCACAGGTGTAGCCGTGGGAGGCGCGTGTTACCGCATGAGTGCTGGCCACTTCGTGACTAAGATCATGGACACTACCAAGGCCGCTCAGGTGTTACGCAGCGACCCTACGACTGGCGACACGGGCAGCGGCCAGTGGAACGCGCCAGATGGCGAGTTAGAGGACAACACTGAGGACAAGGTGAACGAGGACACCGACGCCGAAACGGGCGAGGGCGACAGCGTAGGCGACCCATCGCTCCGCGAGGGCGGACTGGAGAGCCAGTGGAACACCGATGAAGCCAGCGACCTCAAGGCGAAGTCCCATGTGAGGGACAAGAACAAAAAGAAAGACCAATGTCGCATCGAGCTTTCGATAGGTAACCCGCTAGTGGCGGCTGGCCAAACGTTTAACCTCATGGGCTGTGGGCAATTCGATGGGAAGTGGTTCATCGAGTCAGCCCACCACCAAGTAGCGCCAGAGTATAAAACCGAACTGACCGTCCGGAAATGTCTTGAGGGCTATTAAAATGCCGTTTGATCACCCGCTAAACAGGCCCGCGCGGCAACGAGGATGCCGTTCTCGGTGTCTTTGGGCCGTGTCCTTAGTCAAGGGGCAGCGGCAACTACAAAACGCTACCTGCGGCATCCTCGGCATTTTCGCAACTATCCTGATTTCATGTTAGTTGGAGAACACCATGGAAAAGAATCTGCTCTCAGATACCGATTACACTAAGGGCTGGGATAATCGCTATGGTGTCACGGCTGTAATCGGCAAGGTGTCCAAGATCGAGTGCACCGATAAGGGCGCGAACGCTCGTATCATCATGCCCGATCGCATTGACCACGACAGCAACCCGCTCATATCGAAGCCAGTGCCTGTGCTACAGCTGGCGTCCAAGGGTAAGAAGTCGTTCGCCATGCCTAGGCAAAACGACAACGTCCTCATGGTGAAGCTGCCCAACGGGACGAGCAACTACGCGATCATAGGCAGTTTCTATACGAGCAAAGACCCGCCACCCGTCACTGACCCTAAGGTGGACTACTGTGAG